GGACGAAGTTATCTACGCATTGAACGTTTACGCTGACCTGTACGGACTTGCGCCAGTCGGAGCATACGAGGTCAATTATGATTTTGGAGACATTCTCTATGTAAGAGAAAACGACCGTGCAAGATGGTGGCAATATGTGACCACTGGCAAGGTTCCGGCATGGCTGTATTTTGTGAAATTTGAGGGAATGACTGAGGAAGAAGCGAAAGCAATGGTCGAAGAAGCTCAGCCAGACGAACCAACACTATTTGGAGAGGAGTAAAAAGATGGCAGACAAACCAGTGACAAGGGAAGAAAAATATCTTGCGTACTTGACAGGTGATTATACAGGTGAACTCCCGAAGCCAATCACGAGAAAAGAGAAGTATTTGTACGAATTATGTTTAAAAGGAATGGGCGGTGAAATCTCGCCGGAAGAAATCAAGAATGCAGTAAATGAGTACCTTGAAAAGAATCCAGTCAAGCCTGGAGCCACCACAGAACAGGCACAGCAGATCGAGCAGAACAAGACAGACGTTGCTTCACTGAAAGAGGAAACTGGTTCGCTAAAGGAAGATATATCCAACAAAATTACAAAGTTCTATGCATCAAATCAAGGCGAAGTTCATATTGCCGATTCCGACAATGGCAAGATTCAAGATATGATGCTGTATGGCAAATCATCACAGGATGGAACGCCCTCACTCGAAAATCCAGTTGAGATTAAGAGCGTGGTAAATCCTGTTATTAAGATTTGTGGGAAGAACTTGTTTGATTCTAAAAAATTCCCAATTATATTAAACAGGGCGATAGATACCAACACAGGTAAGGTATATGAATCATTAAGCGGAAATTATTGTGCTATTGAGAAGTATATACATTTTCCGTATAGTGGAAAAAAAGTTTCATTTAACGCTTCAATGACATTATGTGCATATGACAAAGATTATAAATTCATTAATACTGTTAATAGAAATAATGGTCAAGTTCCAATTGGAACAATGTATGTCAGATTTGACATTAAAACAGTAGAAAAAGATAAAGCACAGATAGAATTATCCGAAAACGCAACAACTTACGAACCATACAAAGAACAGACCATACAGTTAACAATCATCCTTAACTCAATTCCAGTCTCAAGTGGTGGCAACGTCACAATCGACGGACAGCAATATATTGCGGATTATGTGGATGTGGAACGGGGGAAATTGGTGAGGATGGTTGGAGTTACCAACCAAGACACATTTGAAGTATCTAAATGGGACAGCACTGGTAGTATCGTAATTTATAGCCAAATATCCAATGTAAAGGGCGAAACGGCTATAGTAACTATATCAAGTAAATATTCAACGGATTGGTCAGCAGGTGATGAAATACATCATTTTACACAGCCAACAGGACAAACGTTAGTTATAGTTCTTCCTAAAACAATAACAACGGTTGAGCAAGGTGAAGAGATACGAGCTAAAGGTTTTAAATTCTATTATACGTTAGTAACGCCAATCGAAACCGACCTCACCGAGGAAGAAATCAATGCATTTAAAGCACTTGTAACATATTATCCGACTACAAACATCAGCGTCAATTCAGAACAGTTGGATGGATATACAGTATTTAACTATCCGATTTCGATGCAAAATGGTTGGAATTATGTCAAACAGCAGTTAAACGACAACCGAGATTACATCTATGATATGGACTTACAATCAGCAGAAGCCTATGTAAATAGCGAATATGCAGTAGCATTAACAGAATTGGAGGTATGATATATGTTATATAGAACATTACTGAAACTTAAAGAGAGAAGCGGTCTGACAGACGATTTAAAGAATAAGATTGATATTTTCTTTGCGACTGGCAGGATTACTGAGGAACAGTACAATGAGCTGATGGATATTAATAAGGAAGAAGAACCGAAAGCGGAAACTAATTAACTAAAGCAGATAGTGATAGCAATAGATATGAGGAAATCCCTGTATTTACAAGGGCTTACGGCTCATGGACTTTTGGGACTCGTGCTTTAGTTAAGTAGCAAAAACCAAAACATGTACCACAACATTTATCGAAAGAGGTGATATACTATACTTAGTCCTGAATATTTACGCCGGATAACAGAGGGCAGTGAACAAATTGCAGAAGAACTGCATCAATATATCATCTCTGAAATCGTGTCGCGAATGATGGCAAGAATTGGCAGAGGTGAAGATTATATTCTGACCAATGCTGATGCGTGGAGAATTAGAACGTTACAGGAATCTGGCGAACTGCTAGAGGACATTCTGGCGGAACTATCCAGATATACCAAACGTGAACAGCAGGAGCTTCTTGAAGCGTTTGAGGATGCCGGAATCACTGCAATGAACTATGATGACAAGGTATACAAGGCGGCGGGATTAAGTCCTGTACCACTCAAGCAGTCTCCGGCTATGATAAGGCTCATGGAACGGAATATGCTTGCGACCATGGGCGAATGGAAGAATTTCACACGAACAACCGCAAGTGCCGCTCAGAGGCTCTATATTGAGCAATGCGACCTTGCATATAATCATGTGATGACTGGGGCAGTTGGGTATACGCAAGCCATCAAAGAGGCGGTTAATAACGTTGTGTCAGATGGCGTTACCGTCACATATCCATCTGGTAGAAAAGACACGATTGAAACAGCAGTAGCACGTTCTGTCAGAACTGGTGTGGCTCAGGCGTGTGCTGATATTCAGCTAGCAAGAATGAAAGAAATGGGATATGGTTTAGTACTGACATCGGCACATATAGGAAGCCGCCCAAGCCATGAAGTATGGCAAGGGCAGGTATTTTCCATAGACTGGGAGAAATTAAAAGAAATCAAGCCTTATCTTTGATAGAATCGAGATACAATGAAATTGCTTTATCGAGCAATTTACTGATAGGTATTCCAGTATCATCAGAATACGATTTCAATTTTTCGTAAATTTCACGATCAATAGCATTTGATATTGCTACACGGTTTTTTAAGCCTCTATTATTTGACATTTTGTTCAACTCCTTTCATACTAAAGTTTATCATAACTTTCAACTACTTGCAATTAAAATAAAATAATGATATAATTGAATGTAGATAAAAGCAGTTGAAAGGAGAAAAGAGCTATGGAAAAAGTAGATGTAGGAATGAAATTTGGAAGGCTTACAGTAATAGGAGAAGGGAAACATGAAAAAGGTGTTCATAAATGGAAATGTGAGTGCGAATGCGGAAACATAACGTTTGTCGATTCAAATAAATTACGTTCTAGTCACACGCAATCATGCGGATGCTTGCAAAAAGAACGAGCTATTCAGGCTTCATTAAAGCATGGGATGAGTAAAAGCAGAATACATAAAGAATGGAGAGGCGTGCTTCATAGATGCAAAAATCCATCTGCATCGCATTATGAAAATTATGGCGGGCGTGGAATAAAGGTTTGTGACGAATGGACCGGGAAAGATGGCTTTATTAATTTTTACAAATGGTCTATGAAAAATGGCTACACGGACGATTTGACACTTGATAGAATTGATAACGATAGTGGATATTCACCGGATAATTGTAGATGGATTCCACATATTGAAAATTGTCATAACAGGGGCGTAAGATTTGATAATAAAATCGGTGCCCCCGGAATATCTGAAAGAAAGTTAAAAAGTGGAAAAGTAAAGTATAGAGTGTGCATTACTGCGAATTACAAGAGACATTATATAGGTCAATTTGATAACTTAAAAGATGCTATTATTGCTCGTGAAAAAGCAGAAAAAGACTATTGAGGTAAAGAATGAACAAATATCCGGATTTTATTGAAAATTGTCATTATGGTGAAGCTGATGGAATATGTGGAGTAAATTGCAGACATCATTTTTCAGTTTGGGCGGAAGGAATGCCGAATCCTTATGCAGAACTATCGGCACAGGACAAAGCTGACAAAGGCAAACAGTACGAAAAAGAACAGCGACAACGTACTTATGAACGGAGAATCCGAAAAACAAAGCGTGAAGTCCTCGGAATGCAAGCGGCGGTTGATAACTGTAAGGACGAACAGACAAGATTCGCACTCCAGCAAGACCTTGGCCGGAAATCTTATCTTCTCCAAAAGCAAAATGCTGCATACAAAGATTACTGCAAGCAGAATGACCTGAGGGAACTGCAAGACCGGCTCATGATAGCGAAGTGGAACCGCCAGAACGCCGCTAAAGCCAGAGGAGCGGCGAAGAGATATAAAACAGCAAAGGGGATTGACTGATGGATAGATGGGAGTATTTTAATCCTAATCCTGTTAAGGGCAAGAGAACAGGAGATTGTGTTGTCCGGGCAATATGCAAGGCAACCGGTTTCGACTGGGAAACAGTATTCACCGGATTAATGATACAGGCGTGTGCTCTGTCAGATATGCCAAGTGCAAATTATGTCTGGGGAGCGTACCTCTATAAACGTGGGTACAGACGCAAACTGATTGAACAATCAGAGCGATATATCTATACAGTCAACGACTTTTGTACAGACCATCCGACAGGCACATATATTCTCTGCATAGATGGTCATGTAGTGACGGTACAAGATGGCAAATATTTCGATACATGGGATAGTGGAAATGAAGTCCCGGTATATTACTGGGAAAAGGAGTAGCTAAATGAGCATATCAGAATTTGTACAGATTTTCCTCTCTATCTGCGGAGGGGTGTCCATTGTCGGAGGGGCGGCAGCTGTAATCTTTAAGTGGATTGCTCCGGCATTCCGACTTAATAAGCGGGTAGAGACACTGGAAGAACATGATAGGCGAGATTATGAAAGTCTTCGGAGAATCGCAGAGCGAGATTCATTAATCCTGGAAGTGTTATCAACCATGTTGGACAGTCAGATCAGTGGGAATAACGTCGAGGAATTAAAAAAAACAAAACAGAAACTTACAAATTATCTTGCGCAGAATCAACGTTAGCATTAGTAAGGGGTATGCTCATGAAATTATATGTGTTCACTAAGAAAGATATAGATAGGTTCTTGATAGAGTGTAATTTTACACCGGATGAAGAAAGACTGTTCCAATTGAGATGCAAGGAATATACACTCGAATACTGTGCCGAACAGATGAACGTGAGTATATCTACAGCGAAACGATTAAGCCGCCGGGTGAATAATAAAATAATTAAAGTGTGTTAAAAATATGGAGAGGACATTTCTACCCTCTCCTTTTCTTATTTCTCGCAATCTTCCAAGACAGCTCGCTCTAACAGCTGCCTCACATAATCCGGACATTTGCTTTTTCCAGCTTCCCAGTTTTCGAGTGTTCTAACCGGTATGTTGTACCTCCTTGAGAATTCTGCTCGAGATACCTTTAGTCGTTCGCACATTTCTGATATAGTCATAAATTCTCCTAATATTCGAAATATTCGCCGCTGAATTTATCACGACGATATCTTCGTGCCATAGATTTTACACTGTAATTACAATCCATTAATTCACCATGCTTATCATAAACTGGTTCTTTGTTGACGGTTTCTCCGTAAAATTCAATGTATTCTCCATTTCCAGAGATAGAGATGTTATCATAAATTCCGAAATTTCTTTCTGGAGTAAATGTATATTTGGCAAGCATCTCCAAAATTTCTTTTGTTATAGGTTCTAAATGCATGTTTTCCATAATCAATCTCCTATCTGTTCTGAAATTTTTCAATGACATCTGTTACTTTTTTGTATCGGTCTGTAATAACATATGTGCCATTAATGTTGTCATAGTAACCAAGAGCATGTTCAGCTCTCAGTTTAGAATTCCTATATTCTCTCAAAGAGATATAGGTTCTATTCTTGCCCGCTTTTGCCCAGTTGTTGCAATTCCATTTCTGATACCATCCGTTACCCTGATCGCCATCGGGGTAAACTGTATCAAGCATTTTTTCAAGCTCTTTCCAAGAAATTTTATAGCCTTTTTGATTGTCAAAAACTTCTAATACATAATTTGCCATTGTTTTCGCTTCCTCCCATGCTTTCTTAAGACCGGAGGATATTGTCATTGCAGATTTCTTAACCAGTTCCCATGCTCTTTTCATGATTTGTGATAAGTTGTATTTCTTCATTTCTGTTTCCTCCGTTCCTTTGATGATTATATAATACCACCAATTTGGTGGTATGTCAATACTTTTTCGATACTTTTTTGAACTTTTTAGATTGATACATCTATGCAAAAATATAATCAGAAAGGCGGTGCATAAGATGGCATTATATAACAATCCTTATCAATATAGTTTTGGTGTCCCGGGACAGATGAGTCAGTTCCAGCAACAGCCTGTCCAGATGCCGGCTCAACCAGTACAGCAGCCACAACAGAATAACAATGGTATCCTGTGGGTATCTGGTGAAGTCGGAGCAAAATCCTATCTGGTAGCACCCGGGACAAGTGTTTTACTAATGGATTCAGAATCAGAGAAATTTTATATAAAATCCACAGACGTTTCCGGTATGCCACAGCCATTACGGACGTTTGAGTATCACGAGGTAGGCACTCAGATGCCGCCTAAACAGCCTGTTCAGAACATGGACAGTAAATATGTCACCAGACAGGAATATGACGATTTAAAGGGCAAATACGAAGCTATTATAAACCGATTAAATTCTTTTTCTGAACCTGTTAGAGCTAATACCGCGCAGGAATCAGCAGTCAAGGGAGGAAACGCAGATGAGTAATCCATTATTTAACGTGCTCGGTGGTGGGATGCCACAGGGAAACGGGCCAATGCAGATGATACAGCAGTTTATGCAGTTTAAACAGAATTTTAAGGGAGACCCGAAAGCAGAAGTTGAAAAAATGTTACAGTCTGGGAAGATTTCCCAACAGCAGCTTAACCAAGTTCAGCAAATGGCAGGGCAATTCCAACACATGTTGAAAGGAATAAAATAGTACATTACAATCTGGCCAGATTGATGTAAATATACAAAAAGGAGATTATATTATGGATGGAAATTTAACAGCATCAGACGTTGCTCTTTTAACTGGAAACAACAGGAATGACGGCATGTTTGGTGGAGATGGTAGCTGGTGGATTATTGTTTTATTCATTTTTGCTTTCTTCGGATGGGGAAACAACGGCTGGGGCAATAATGGCAATGGCGGCGGATATGCAGCCACAGCAGCTACTCAGGCGGACATTCAGAGAGGATTCGATAACTCCGCAGTAATCAGCAAACTTGACGGAATCAATAGCGGACTCTGTGATGGTTTTTATGCTATGAATAACGGTATGCTTACCGGATTTAACGGAATCAACACGAACATCATGCAGACTGGATTTGGAATCCAGCAGGCAATCAATGCTGATACTGTAGCGAATATGCAGAATACAAATGCTTTACAGGCACAGCTTGCGAACTGCTGCTGTGAGACACGGGAAGCAATCCAGGGCGTGAACTACAACATGGCACAGAACACTTGTGCATTGCAGAACACCATGAACAGTAACACAAGAGATATCATTGACAATCAGAATGCTGGAACCAGAGCGGTTCTTGATTACCTGTGTGCAAAAGAAAACGCAGATTTAAGAGATAAAGTTCAGAAACTTGAGCTTGCTGCTTCTCAGTCTGCGCAGAATGCTTACATTGCGGCAAATCAGGAAGCGCAGACGGCAGAACTGATTCGCAGAATAAGTCCTATGCCTGTGCCGTCCTACGCAGTCCCAGCTCCATACCCATATTCTGGATGTGGATGTAATGGAAATTGCAATTGTTAATTTTTTCTGACAGAAAAATTAGAATTGATTATGTACCTAATTTCTGATACAATATAAAAAAAGGAGGTTAGGTACATGGCAATAAAAGATTTATCTGGTGAAAAATTTGGCATGCTTACAGTGTTAGAATACGCAGGAAAGAGCGAAAAAGGCTATCATTCTTGGAAATGTAAATGTGATTGCGGGAAAATCGTAGTGAAAAGTGGAAAAAGTTTAAGAAACGGACACACAACGAGTTGCGGCTGTAGGCATAAAGCCAAAGACTTAACAGGTATGGTATTTGGAAATTTAAAGGTTATAAAAATAGTAGGCAAAAAAAATAGAAGCGCATTATGGCTTTGCCGCTGCGAATGCGGAAAATATGTTGAATGCTATCAATATAATCTTGAAAGAGGTACAAGTACTTCTTGTGGATGTCTTAGAAGCTATTATGCAAAAAAAACAAGGTCTTGTCATGGAGAATCTACGGGGAAATTTTATAAAAAGTGGAGTTCCATAAAATCAAGATGTTACAATAAAAATACTCCCAGCTATAAAAATTATGGCGGAAGAGGAATAAAAATGTGTGATGAATGGCTTGATTTTTGGAACTTTAGAGAATGGGCGTATTTAAACGGATATTCAGAAGGGCTTACGCTTGAAAGAATAGACGTAAATGGGAATTACGAACCATCAAATTGTAAATGGATACCGATGGAAGAACAGGCGAGTAATAAGCGTAATAATTCGTTTATTGAATATGGCGGGAAAAAGCAAACATTGTCGCAGTGGTCAAAAGAACTTGGTGTTGGAAAAGAAGTTCTTAGTTATAGATATCGGGCGGGATGGACGCCGGAAGAATGCCTTTTCGGAAAAGAGTCCGCAGGGAAACATCAGCTTCCAAGAATGAATATACCGGAATATTTAAAAAGTAAATAAGTAGTATCTTAATCTTTATGATTATGTCGGCTTATGCCGTTATTACGCAGAGGGGCAGGCTGAGACCTGTCCTTTTGTGATATGAAAAGGAGTATTTTTATGGCAGAATTTACAAATGTAGCTGCTCAGACTGTAGCAGCAAATGGAAACGTAGTATTTTCAAACACAGCAGTTAAAGGTTCTAACTGCATTCAGCACAGAGAGGGAAGTGGAATCATCACTCTAAGAGGACTGACTAACCAGTGCAAGGCGAGATTTTTCGTGAATTTTTCTGGTAATATCGCAATTCCAACAGGCGGTACTGTCGGAGCTATTTCTCTGGCAATTGCAATCTCTGGTGAGCCGGTTCTTTCTTCCCAGATGATTTCCACACCGGCAGCAGTAAATCAGTACAATAATGTGTCCTCTGGCATCTATATTGATGTGCCTCGCGGATGCTGCGTTAATATCGCGGTAGAAAACACAAGCGATCAGGCTATTTCTGTTGCGAACGCGAACATTGTTGTGACCAGAGAAGCGTAAAGCGTAGGAGGTGTGATTATGAGAGATATTAAAGACTTATGCGCAAGAATCGAAGACGAGCTGTCCAAAATTGCTGATAATGGGCTGACTACCGGGAATCTGGAAATGACATACAAGCTGATTGATATGTACAAAGATATAAAGAACACGCAGTACTGGGATAAAAAGGTGGAATATTACAACACTGTCCTTGATGAGATGCGTGGCGGATACAATGACGATTACAGCGAACGTGGAAGAAAACGTGACAGCATGGGGAGATACAGCTCAAATGATGGCAGAATGATGCCGGATTACGACCGGGGCAGTTCTTATGCCAGACGTGGCGAGCATTATGTTAGAGGGCATTACAGCCGCTCTGATGGGCGAGATGCTTATGACGACTATATGACACAGAAGCAGAGCTATCGCTCCGGCAAGTCTGAAGACTGCAAAAGAAAGATGCTTGCCGCTCTGGAAGAGCATCTGGACGAACTCACAACAGAAATGAGCGATATGTCCAAGGATGCAGAGTGCCGGGAGGAACGTGATCTTGTCAAGAGATACGTGGAAAAACTCCGTGATATGCTCTAAAAACGCAAAAGTGGTAGAGAGGTAATTAAAAGAAATCTGTTATAATGTAATTGTGCAGCAGGAAGCACAAGTAAAACGGTTGTTTTGACATTTTCGTTTTAATCCTCCTTTCTTTAATTTAGTAGCTGGTGCGCACGCTTTAATGGAAAGTTAAACAGGTTCGAATCCTGTCGTGCGTATTTGTCATCTGGCACGCAAGATGGCTCACCTCCTTGATTAAGGTTTTTGTTATTCATACTTTTCTTTTAAAAAAGAAATAAATATCCGAAACAACTCGTGGCAGGCATGACACGTTAAACACCTTGCTAACCCGGGAATCCGGGTTGATGGAATGTAGCTCAGTGGTAGAGCAGTAGCCTTATAAGCTATGTGCCGTAGGTTCGATTCCTGCCTTTCCGATTACCCTGCCAGTGGTCTAACTGGCTTAATCCATTTACCTGCGGCGGCAGGTCAATAAACACGACCAGGAGGATGTTATGCAGAAACTTATTGACACTTTAAAATCATTTGGAATTGAAATCCCGGAGGATAAACAGGCAGATGTAAAGAAAGCACTTTCTGAGAATTACAAGAACGCAAAGGAAGTAGCGAAAACTCTGTCGAAAGTCGAGGGTGAACGCGATAACTGGAAAGAACGCGCTGAGACAGCAGAAGAAACTCTGAAAAGTTTTGACGGTATCGACCCGGCGAACATTCAGACAGAGCTTGCTGGATGGAAGAAAAAAGCAGAGGATGCAGAGAAAGAGTTTAACGCAAAAATCTACGACAGAGATTTCTCAGATGCGCTCAAAGCGGCACTCGATGATGTTAAGTTTTCCAGTGAAGCTGCAAAGAAATCTGTTATGGCAGACATTAAAGAAGCAGGTCTTAAGCTGAAAGACGGTAAAATCCTTGGATTAAATGACCTGATTGAGCAGATGAAGCAATCTGACGCATCCGCTTTTGTGGATGAATCTCAGCAGCAGGCTCAGCAGAACCAGGCAAGATTTACCACTCATGTTGGACAGCAGCAGACGCCGGGAAGCATGACAAAGAAAGATATCGAAGCGATCAAAGACCCGTCCGAGAGACAGGCCGCAATCGCTCAGAATATCCAGTTATTCCAGTGATTTTTTACACCGACTATACATCAGAGTATAGCCGCTAACCCAATACCTTAACAATTATGGGTAGAAAGGATTTTTATATGGCAGCAAAAGCTAATCTTATTATGAGTAATGATATTCAGGTCACAGCACGTGAGATTGATTTTGTTACCAGATTCGAAAGAAACTGGCAGCACTTACGTGACATTCTGGGTATCATGAGACCTATCAAAAAGCAGCCGGGTGCTGTACTCAAGTCCAAATACGCAGAGGGTACTTTACAGAGTGGAAAAGTGGCAGAGGGTGAGGAAATCCCTTACAGCAAGTTTACTGTAAAAGAAAAGAACTATGCGGAAATGACTATTGAGAAGTACGCAAAGGCTGTATCTATCGAAGCAATCAAGGACCACGGTTATGAGAACGCTGTTCAGATGACTGACGACGAGTTCCTTTTCCAGCTTCAGACTGATGTTACCGGCAGATTCTATGACTATCTGAAAACCGGTACGCTTACTTCCACAGAAACCACATTCCAGATGGCTCTGGCAATGGCTAAAGGCCGTGTTGAGAATAAATTCAAACAGATGCACAGGAATGTGACTGGTGTTGTTGGATTTGTCAACATTCTGGACGTATATGAATATCTCGGAGCAGCTGAAATCACTATTCAGAACCAGTTCGGATTCCAGTACATGAAAGATTTTATGGGCTTCAATACAATCTTCCTGTTATCCGACAGCGAAATCCCGAGAGGAACAGTTATCGCTACCCCTGTCGAGAACATCGTACTTTACTATGTTGATCCGAATGAATCTGACTTTGCAAGAGCTGGTCTGGTGTACACCGTATCTGGCGAGACGAATCTGATCGGATTCCACACTCAGGGTAACTACCACACAGCAGTGTCCGAAGCATTCGCAGTTATGGGACTTACTCTTTTTGCGGAGTACATTGATGCAATTGCAGTAATCACCATTGACGAAACACCAACCCTTGGTACTCTGACAGTAAATTCCGTGGCTGGAACGGCAAGTGGCGACACAAAAATTACTGTAAATCCGGCTAAGGAAAATGCCAACAACGTATATAAATACAAAGTTGGTGCATCTGAAACGGCTGTGACTTATGGACAGAACCTCAGGAACTGGACTTCTTGGGACGGAAAGGCTGATATTAAGGCAGCAGCCGGACAGAAGATCACAGTGGTTGAGTGTGACGGAACATACAAAGCACTGAATGCCGGAAGTGCAAGCGTAACAGCAAAATCATAAACACAGGAGGTAACTGGCATGGCTTATGCAGATTATAAATTCTATACAGAATCATTCGGCAATGTCGTGCCAGAAACCGACTTTCCACGACTGGCAGAAAGAGCCAGTGATTTTGTGGATACAATGACATTTGACAGACTGGTGGATGGACTGCCAGAAAATGAACGCTCACAGAAGCGTATCAAAAAGGCAGTCTGCTCACTGGCCGAAACAATGTATCAGATTGAGCTCGCTGAAAAGAATGCTACCAATGCCGCTGTGAGTGGTACGTCAACCGTAATCGGGTCCGGTGGTAGCACTACAGGCATTGTAACCTCTGTATCTTCTGGCAGTGAATCTATCTCTTACGCCACGCCTCAGCAGATTGGAGCAAGCGCAAAAGAGTGGAGTGCGGTATATGCCGCCGCCGGAGATGCTCAGAAAACGAACGACTTACTCTTAAAGACGGCTTTGCCGCTTCTGATGGGAGTAAGGACGGATGATGGAATACCGATTCTTTATGCGGGGGTGTGAGTATGAAATGCAGACAGTGCGGAAAAGAACTTAAGCCACATTGGAGTACCGACATTTGCTTTGAATGTTCAAGGGAAAATATAAAAAAGATATTCAGAGAAAATCCCGAAGTAAAGCAGGCATTCCGTGAAACTATTGAAGAACTTAAAAAGCCTGAAAATGTTGAGAAAATGGCTAAAAATACAGCTGATTTTATGAATGCTATTCAGGCGTTAAGGGGTGATAAATAATGGACATTTCAACATTAGGCTCATGTATAGCAATCGTTATGATTTGCTACATTGTAGGAATGGGCTGTAAAGCATCAAAAAGAATCTCCGATGAATGGATTCCGGTAATCATGGCGGTTATTGGTGGGATTCTCGGAGCTGTCGGGATGGGAGTTATCCCGGATTTCCCAGCAACGGATTATATCACAGCAGTTGCGGTCGGTATGTTTAACGGATTGTCGGCGACCGGTGTGAATCAGGTTATTAAGCAGACAGTGCAGAAAGAATAATTAAGGAGAGGGTATCATGTATTCATCTAAAATTACACTTTTCAACTATTACGAAAGTGCCACGACAGGAGATGCGTACTGGTATCCTCATGTTTTATCCGGTGTTGACCTCATTACCGACAAAGGAGCAATCCTCAAAAAGTACGGACCAGACGCAACTGACAACGCACAGTTACACGTTCGGCACACTGTCCAGAACGGCGATATAACCATTACTGATAAAGACGGCAAGATTCTTCCGTGGGTGCCGCCTAAAGAGTGGAAAAGGCAGATTAACAACGCTTTGGAGGATACCATCACATTCTCAGATGAGTCGTTCTTCTGGGAAGGTGAGTGGACTGGCGGAATGGTATCTGATGGTGATTATCGGAATGGATTCTACCAGTACATGAACGAGAACAAGGATAACGTGTTTAAGATTACCAGTGTAGGCGGTCCGTATACGCTAATTCCACATTTTGAGATTCTGGGTAAGTAATATGAGTAAGATTCATCATTTTAAAGGGTTCTCCATAGTCGATGGAGATATGAAAATCAAGCTGAATATGGATAGGTTCTCCAGGCAGTACCAAGAAGCCCAGTATCTCCTTGACGGAATGGTCATGGACAGCATGGTGCCATTTATGCCGATGATTACAGGGGATTTTGTCAACCGAACAAGAGTTGAGAGTACATCCCTGCAAGGAACTGGGAAAGTATGTGCGGCGGCGGCCCCTTATGGACGTTTTCTGTATGAGGGAAAAGGAATGGTTGACGAAGCAACCGGAAGTCCCTACGCAAGACGTGGAGCAAAGAAAGTTCTCGTTAGTCAGTTTTCTGGTCAGACAGCCGCAAAAGAAAATCTTGAATACACCAAACAGGCTCACCCACAGGCACAGGCAAAGTGGTTTGACGCCGCTAAACGGCAATACGGCAGTACATGGATTCGTAAAGTAAAGGCGCAGGCAGGAGGTGGCAGATATGGCGGATAAACCTATCGGAAAAGATGCAACCGGATACGAGATTCTGACAGATGCCATGAAAGCACTTCTGAACCAGTATCCGGGACTGTACGAAAATGAAACAATCAAATTCGAGGAACTTGGCAAGGAATCAGGAATTGCGTTCTCAGCAGATAACGGCGCCTTGATTTACTCAGAAAAAGAAGATGTTTGTGGCGTAATGCATCAGGTATGCCAGTACCCATTTTACGTGGTGTACCGCACAGCATCCGACAAGGAAAGACAGAAGTTATCTGTTCAGAAGTTCCTGGATAATCTTGGCAAATGGATATGCCGAGAACCAGTTATTATAAATGGCTCTGAGACACGCTTAAATGCGTTTCCAGTGCTTTCTCAGGGACGAGTGATAAAACGTATCACACGTGATAACTCCTATGGTTTAGAGCCACAGGAGAGTGGTGTACAGGATTGGCTATTGCCATTATCGGTGCGCTACGAAAACACTTATGAAGTAATCTAACAAGTAACAACCGGCTATCAGTTAGAGATAGTCGCTAACCTACACGGCCTTTAAAATTATAGGCAGAAAGGACATTTCTATGGCAGTTACAGGCAAGATTGACCGTAAATACATGGCTCATTATATCGATGCAGGCTCCCTCTGTGGAGGACTGACACCGAAATATGAGCGTCTTGGAAAAGATCTGGAAGAGTACAATGTCGAACTCAATCCAGATACTGAAACATCTAAAAACATTCTCGGAGAATCCACATTCAAGCATAACGGCTACGAAGTTTCTTCTGACGCTGATCCGTTCTATGCAGACACTACTTCTGATCTGTTCACAGCATTACAGAAGATCGTAGATGGACGTCTCAAAGACGACAACCTTAAAACAAAAGCAGTTGAGGTACATCTCTGGACAGAAGCCACAGCAGGAAAGTATGAAGCATATCAGCAGGATTGCTATGTTGTGCCGACTTCCTACGGCGGTGACACATCCGGCTATCAGATTCCGTTTACCGTCAACTATGTTGGCGAACGTGTAAAAGGAAAATTTGACATCAGCTCCGGTACATTCACAGCCGACAGCGAATAAGCACATATACAAGGAGGGCACGCCGAATGGCAAAAGTAATTAACACCAAAATTGATGATGGAATTCTCATTTTTACATTCACAAATAATGAAGACGAAGTTTTTTCTTCTTTCAAGCTGAACCCGACGGATATCAATGTAGCAGCACGTGCAGAGGAGCTGACAGAATACTTTGAGCAGCTTAAGGATACTATCCAGAAAGTCACATCTGGTAAAGAAATGGCTGAATTGAACAAACAGATCGAGGATAAAATCAATTACCTGCTCGGATATGAAGCATCAAAAGACCTGTTCAAAGAGCCGATCACAGCAACCACTGTATTCGGCAATGGTCAGGTGTTCGCTTATATCGTTCTGGATAAAATCGCAGAAGCAATCGCACCGGAAATCGAAAAGAGAAAGAAGAAAATGCAGGCAGCAGTCAATAAGTATACGGAGAAGTATACAAAATGACCGCCTATGAGCTTCCCACCTCACTAAACATAAGTGGGGTGGATTTTTCTATCAGGACAGATTTTCGAGCAATCATTGATATTCTCATTGCCATGAATGACCCAGAATTGGACGAACAGGCGAAAACAGTTGTTATGCTACAGATTCTGTTTGAGGACTGGCAGAGCATACCGGCTGAGTGCCTGGACGAGGCCTGTCAAAAGGCTTGTGAGTTCATCGACTGTGGTCAAGCTGACAATGATCCAAACAAACCGAAGCCCCGCTTAATGGACTGGGAACAGGACGGAGACATGATCGTCCCGGCGGTAAACAAGGTTGCCGGTAAAGAAATCAGAGCCGTACCGTATATGCACTGGTGGACGTTCTTCGGATATTTTATGGAATCCGGCGAGTGCCTGTTCAACACAGTTGTTGGAATTCGCTCAAAAAAGGCGAAAGGCGAACGGTTGGACAAATGGGAAAAGAAATTCTATCAGGAAAACAAGAACATCATTGATATAAAAACACGTCTCAGCGACGAAGAGCAAGCGTACAAGGATGCGCTGAATGAGATGTTGAACCTCAAATAGTTAGGAGGTGAATATATGGCTGCTGATGGCTCAGTCATTATTGATACCAGAATGGACACAACTGGTGTCCAAAATGGCGTATCAGCTATAAAACAGTCATTTAACGGACTTGGCAGCGTAGTAAAAAAAATAGGCGTACTGATTGGCGGAGCATTTGCAGTTGGTAAGTTAGCGCAGTTCGGAAAAGAGTGTGTGGAGCTTGGTTCCGACCTCGCAGAAGTTCAGAACGTGGTTGATGTTACATTTACAACCATGTCGGATAAGGTCAATGAATTTGCGAAGAATGCCATGACCTCAGCCGGACTGTCAGAGACAATGGCTAAACGGTATGTCGGAACGTTCGGAGCAATGTCCAAGTCATTCGGTTTCTCGGAAGCGCAGGCTTACGACATGTCAACAGCTCTGACACAGCTGACTGGTGATGTAGCATCATTCTATAACATCAGCCAGGACTTAGCTTATATTAAGCTGAAATCAGTGTTTACAGGCGAAACGGAAACGCTAAAAGATTTGGGTGTCGTTATGACGCAAAGTGCCCTCGACCAGTATGCACTTGCAAACGGTTACGGAAAAACCACATCTGAAATGACCGAGCAGGAGAAAGTGGCTCTCCGCTTGGCTTTTGTGCAGAAACAGTTGTCTGCCGCATCTGGTGACTTCATTCGTACTTCAGACAGCTGGGCAAACCAAGTCAGGGTGATGCAGTTACAGCTGCAATCTCTCAAGGCAACAGTCGGACAGGGGTTAATCAATCTCTTCACTCCTGTTCTGAAAGTTATTAATATCTTACTGGGCAAACTAGCAACTCTGGCAAATGCTTTCAAGTCATTTACGGAGTTAATCACCGGAAAGAAATCATCTGGTCAGACAGGCGCGAGCGGCGCAGGTCTTGTCGGAACAGATGCAATAGCTGACACAGCCGACCAATATGGGAATGCTGCCAACAATGCCGAAAAGTTGGCAGATGCAACAAATGATACAGCAGACGCAACTAAGAAAGCTACTAAGGCAGCAAAGGGGTACCTCAGCCCACTGGATGAAATAAATAATTACTCAACGGATAAAAGCGTGGATCCATCGTCAAAAGTACCCGGCACAACCGGCGGACTTGCAGACAAAATGAAAGATGCTGTGCAAAATGTTGATTACGGAAAGATGGCAGAGGGTGAGACAGTTCTGGATAAAATGTCGAAACCGTTGAAGAAGATAATTGACAGGTTTAAGCAGCTGGCCAAGTTAATCGCAAAAGGATTCTGGGATGGATTAGGAGATTACGAGCCGATTTTTGACGGAATAAAAAAGGATCTCGATTCCATATGGAAATCTTTAAAAGACATCTTTACTGATTCAGAAGTTATTAAAGCGGCAAATAATTTTTTCGATTCATTTGCATATGCAATTGGACAAATTGCTGGCTCATTTGCCAGAATCGGATTGACGATTGCGCAAAACATTATAGGCGGAATCGAGAAGTTTCTGAAACAGAACGTGCAAAGAATAAAGAACTATCTGATAGATATGTTCAACATCGGTGCTGAAATTTCGAAAATCGCAGGAAATCTTGCAGTTGCTTTCGCTGATGTTTTCTCAGTTTTTGGCGGAGAAACTGCGCAGCAGATTACAGCAGATTTAATCGGAATCTTTGCTGAAATCGAAATGGTTCTTACGGAAACGGCTGTAAAACTTGGCAGAGATATCCTTAACATGATTGCGCAGCCTTTTATCGACAACAAGGACATTTTGGAGTCAGCAATCGAGGGTAGCCTCGGAGTAATAGAAACCGTAACAAGTGGTGTCTTAACAGTTGTTCAAAACCTTAGTGATGCAATATCGAGGCTATACGATGAACATGTAAAACCGTTCTTTGATTCTATAGCAAATGGACTGTCAAGCATATTTGGAACCCTGATGACTGGCTATAACACATATATTCTTCCGGTATTACAAGGACTGGCAGAACAGTTCAAGACGCTATTAGAGGGACCATTAGGGGACGCGATTTTAAAGATAGAAACATTCCTCGGAAAACTCATTGATTCTCTGAAGCTTCTGTGGGAGTCGGTGTTAGTGCCTTTGATTAACTGGATAATCGCAAATTTGCTTCCGGTCGTGGCAAAGATAATTGACGTTGTAGGGACCGCGGCAATAAAAGTCTTGGAATCATTAATTAAAATTATTGGTGATGTAGCAGACACGCTGAGCGGAATCATTGATTTTCTTGTTGGTGTTTTCACGGGAGACTGGGAACTGGCTTGGCAGGGAATAAAAGAGATTGCAGATGGAATATGGAATCTTATTAAAGACATTATAACTGGCGCATGGGACGTAATTAAAACTGTGACGAAAGGCGCACTTGAAATAATAAAGACCGTCATCAGCACTGCCTGGAACGCAATTAAGACAGCGACTTCAACAGTCTGGAATGCCATTAAAAAAACGCTTTCTAATTTATGGAACGCTCTTAAATCCACCGCGAATACAGTATTTAACGCAATCAAGAATAAAGTTACAGGTGTGTGGGATAGTGTAAAAAGCAAAACGTCCCAAGTATGGGAAAACGTAACTACATTTGTTTCCGATAAAGTAGAAGCGATAAAAAATGCTATCACTAATAAGTTTAATGCTGCCAGAGATGCAGTCAAATCTGCATTTGAAGGAATTGTGAATTTTATTAAAGCTCCCATTAATCAGGCAATCGGTATCGTCAATAATGCAGTTGGGATGATTAATAATGCAATTGGTGGAATTGAATCTGCGTTTTCTTTTGGGCCATGGGATGTACCTACGCCGTTTGGAAAGAAAAGAATTGGATTTCATGCGACATTTCCGCGTGTCGGAACTATTCCGTATCTGGCCAGTGGCGCAGTTATTCCGCCACGAAGCGAATTTCTTGCGGTATTAGGCGATCAGAAAAAAGGCAATAACTTAGAAACACCGGAAAGTCTGTTGCGCCAGATCGTCCGGGAAGAATCAGGAAAAGGACAGGGAGACGGAAATACCTACAATGTTACAGTCAATGCATCTGGCAGAAAATTGTTAGATATTATTATTAGTGAAGCCGAAATGAGGAGAAATCGAAACGGGAAAAATCCATTTGAGTTAGCATAAGGAGAAGAATATGACACAGGAACAGTTCAAGATAGACAATGTTGTTATAAGAGCACCGGACAGTTATAAACCGGTGTTCGCAACCACTTCTACAGAAGACTCTAAAAGAAGTCAGGATTTGATTATGCACAACACACCAATGGGAACGATTGGCGGGTATGACATGCAATGGGGCGAACTTTCGTGGACTGAAATAGCAACTATACTAAACGCTGTACTTAACAAAAGTCAATTCACATTCCACCATAAAGACCCAACTGTTCCGGGAAGATGGATAGACAGAACATTCTACGCATCAAATTTCAACATGACTGCTCAAACTCTGAAAGATGGGGAAGAAAAGTGGACAGATTTGTCTATCAATGTAAGGAGGATTGAGCCGATTTGATAAATGTATCTACTCAGTTGAAGAAAGAATCTCTTACAAACAGAAATTATTACGTGACAGCAAATGTTACATTGTCAGACGGCACTACGCTCAAATTAGGCAAAAAAGATTTTTATTTGTCCGGAAATAGCCTTGTAGACTCAGCAGACTCTGGGGACTTTCCGGTGGGCGTAGCAATAGAAAAAACAGCAAGTCTGTCATTAGTGAATGACGATGGTCGCTTTGATAATTACAACTTTAACGGTGCGAGATTTGTCATTTTTCTTAATCTTCAGTTGTCTGAAAAATTAGAAACTATTAAAAGAGGTACTTACATTGTATCGAAAAAGCCTGCGACAGCAAGCGAAATAAGTCTTTCTCTCTTAGATAAAATGCATAACGCTGATAAGACGTATGATTCTAATTTATCTTTTCCTTGTACTGTCAAGGAACTGCTCTCAGAATGCTGTCAGCAGTGCGGGATCACTCTTGGAGATGCCACATTTCCAAATGCGGATTTTCAGATTCAGAAAGCGCCATCTAATGCGACATATCGTACAGTAATCGGAATGTGTGCCGGGATAGCCGGTGGAAACGCAAGAATTGATGAAAATGACTTACTCAGGATTATTACGTTTGATAAGACATTTACCAACGAAACTATTTACGATGGTGGAACAGTAAAAAATTGGACAAATGGTAATGATCTGGATGGTGGCACGCTTAATCCATGGACAACAGGGACTGTGATTGATGGTGGTGCGTTAAGCAATAACGATTATCACGCGTTATTTTCAATTCAGAATCTACAATATGACGTAGACGATGTTATTGTAACAGGCGTCAAATACGTAGAAGACGAGACTGAATATATGTCGGGTCAGGATGGCTATGTAATTACTATTGATAATCAGCTATTGTTAGGAAATGCACAGGCAGGAGTCGAAGCTATTGGAAATCAATTAATCGGTTTGCGAATGCGCCCTTTCTCATGTGACGGAATTGCTAACGGATACGCCACTTTCGGCGATCCAGCCGAATTTATTGATACAAAGAATCGTGTCTTTAGATCATTTGTGACAGACATAGAGTTTGTGTTCGGCGGTTCAACATCATGGAGCTGTAGCGCAAAGAGTGCTGAAGAAGATGCAAGCGAGTTTATTGGTGAGCAGCAGGCAGCGGTAGAGCAAGCAAAAAAAGACGCAGAGAAAAAGCTATCTGCATATGACGTAAAGCTCAAGCAAATGAATGAACTTGCAGCGAACACGCTGGGTTTCTTCTATACAGAGGAAGTACAAGAAGATGGTTCCGTAATTACGTACCGGCACGACAAACCCACACTTGCTGATTCTAAGGTAATTTATAAGACAGGCGTTGACGGATTCTTCTTATCAGTAGACGGTGGCCAGACATGGAAAGCCGGATTTGACAGTAATGGGGATGCTGTTCTGAATATTCTTTACGCTATTGGCATTCAATCAGAATGGATTAACACAAGAGGCTTCACAGCGAAAGACAATAACGGGAATACGACATTAAGAATAGATGCCGACACAGGTGCTGTCACATTAGAGGTCGAAAACTTTACGCTAAAAAGTAGAACTATTGAACAGATCGCCAAGGACGTTGTGGATGGGGCAGTTCGTAATGTGACTATCCCGAACTATTATGGCACGTATACACCAACATTGCAGAACTATCCGGCATCTGAGTGGAAAAGTGAAGAATATGAAAAGCATGACGGCTCGATATTCATGAACTTCTCTACAAGTCAAGTATATATGTTTTCTGGGACTGATGGCACTTGGCAGGAACTGGATACTGAAAAAATTGTCAATTTTGAAAGAGTTTTTAACGCTTTAACGGATAACGGCAAGCAAGAGGGAATTTATATGCAGAACGGACATCTGTATGTAAATGCTTCCTATATTAAGTCTGGCCAGATTTCAGCTGATTTGATTAATCTGAAAAACATTAATATTACAAACAGTTCTGGAATATCAACATTTGCGATTGATAACTACGGAAATGTTACACTCAGACCTAATACATTCGCACTAACAAACGGCGATACAATATATAGCGTTGCGGAAGATAAAGCTTCGACAGCGTTATCGAATGCGAATCGCTATACAGACGAAGCACTTGGTGATCTCGACATAGGAAAAATGTCTAAACAAGAGATTATTGATGTGCTAAGCGATAACAGTAATAATAAAGGTCTGTATCTATCAAATGGCAATGTGTACATGAATGCCGATTATATTAACACAGGTGAATTAGCAGGATGGCAAGTTGGAAATAAAAAACTTTCAGCAAGGGGCACGTATGGAGAAGTAACGCTAGACGCTTCAACTGGAGAGATTTATTCAAAGACGAATACAGGAGTATATGTGCCGGGGTACGGGACGTTGTATGGAACGCGAATTAGAGGAATCAATCTTTACACAGGAACCGTACACGCAAGCTCAGTTTCGGTTAATACTAGCGTTTCGGCTGATGCTATTAGCGCAACAAAGACCATTGAAGCGGGCGGAATTATTAAATCACGCAGTCACATTGAAGCGTGGAATAACGGGCATTTTTATTGCGCGGGCACGGGTACTGATTTAGCAGATGCTTCTATCAGAGGGAAGTTGAAAGTAAGCGGGACGAAATCAAGATCAGTTTCGACGGTAGACTATGATGAACAGCTCTTTTACTGCTATGAAATGCCAACCCCATTTTTCGGAGATATCGGTGAATCTGTAATATCGGATGACGGGACTTGTATGATTGACATAGATGATATCTTTCAAGAATCTGCAAATGTTGGCATTAAATATTATGTGTTTTTGCAAAGAGAAGGAGAGGGTGACTGCTGGATAGCCGAGAAAGAGCAGAATTATTTTGTTGTAAAAGGAACTCCGGGACTTAAATTTTCGTTCGAAATCAAAGCAAGACAAGCTGAATATGAGCATATGCGATTTACTGACCCGGGAGATACGGCTTATACAGACGCAAGAGATATAGAAATCCCGGAACCAAATTATGAGTCAGAAGAAACAGAGATCTCGGAACCAGATTATGAATCAGAACTTACTAACGACAGGTTAAGCATTATCAATCAGATGGAGGTAATATCATGAAGAAGATTTTAACAAGTTTTATGAATCTTAGCACTGGAGAGGGAAGCCGCATCGCTTACACCTATTCAGAAGTAGACGAAAACACGGGAAGTATTATCAGCCAGAACAATAAAGGCAATTTCCTTGTGATGAATGACGATGTGCAGAAAAATCTTAATTCTGTAAAGAATTACATAAGGAATAATTTCCTTTTATAAGGAGGTAAATTTAATATGGCTGATACATATACAATACAATTCCGGCGCGGTATGTACTCCGATTTTGATACGTCGAAAATTCGCCCCGGAGAGCCCGTTGCGATTCTTGGCAATGACCCGTCCGTTCCATCCGGTAAAGCCTTATACATTGCATTTGCGGCTAATGATGTAAGGCGCTTGTGTTCCATTGAGGATATTTCAGAGATGGTTAATGCCGGAGAATTTGTTGGTCCACAGGGTCCAAAAGGTGAAAAAGGCGAGAAAGGAGATAAGGGTGCAGCGGGTCCTACTGGTCCACAGGGTCCAAAAGGTGAAAAAGGAGAAAAGGGCGATCCGGGAGAAAAGGGCGTGGATGGCACCGTGGCATTTGAATCGCTGACACCTGAGCAGAAAGAATCACTGAGGGGTGTCTCTATCACAGCGGTCAGTATCGACACAGATGGAAATTTGACAATAACATTTTCAGATGGTGATAGTGAAAATGTTGGGAATGTTATAGGGCCTCAAGGAGTGCCGGGTCCAAAAGGTGATAAAGGAGATGTTGGGCCAGTTGGTCCGCAAGGTCCACAAGGAGAAAAGGGCGAACAAGGAAAAGACGGAACATCTCTCAATATTCTTGGTACAAAAGAATCTGAGGCAGACCTCCCCCTGAGTGCAGAGAAGAACGACGCGTATTTAATAAATGGAGAAATGTGGGTTTTTGACGGCACGAATTGGAACAATGCCGGCAAGATTCAAGGACCGCAAGGCCCACAGGGTCCGGTTGGTCCGCAAGGGTCAAAGGGCGACCCAGGACCGCAGGGCGTAAAAGGAGACCCCGGAGAAAAAGGAGATACTGGCGCGCGAGGAATCACATTCACTCCTGTTGTAGACAGCAAAGGAAATATAAGTTGGAGTAATGATGGAGGACTTGAAAACCCCCAGACGGTAAATATTACCGGGCCGCAAGGCGATACGGGTGCGAAAGGAGATGTTGGACCGCAAGGAGAAAAGGGAGAGGTTGGGGGTGCAGGACCTAAAGGAGACAAGGGCACTACATTTATCCCAAGTGTGGATACTGATGGAAACATAAGTTGGAGCAACACTGATGGAATTGCCAATCCCGAAACAGTAAACATCAAAGGACCAAAAGGAGACAAGGGGAGTGATGCGACTGTCCCGATTGCTACAATTGAAATTCTTGGCAAGATTAAGCCTGACGGCAAGACAACATTCGTAGATGAAGATGGAACGCTCCACGCAAAAGGCGGTGGCGCAACCATTACCCCTCCCAAACCCGTAAACAACCCAACGGTTGAGAATGCGAACGCATCAGTTATAATTAAATGGCAAGACCCAGAGAATACTGTAATTAGTGGCTCAACAACCTCTACATGGGCTGGTACAAAACTCGTAATGAAAGAAACGGGCTATCCTGCAAATCCAGATGACGGAATACTTGTGGTTGATAACACAGTTCGTGACAAATACAAAACCACAGGCTATACCGTTACAGGGCTGACAAATGGCAAAAAATATTACTTCACATTGTTTCCATATTCTACCGATGGCATATACAACTACGATGCAGGAAACAGGCTTCTCGGTGAACCAGAGGGTTTGAAGATTGTCACATTTGCCGATGGAACAGATGCTGAAATCACAAAGATGATTGAAGCGCATTACGCAGGCAAAATCAACATTGGTGATTATTGGGCGGTTGGTGATAAGAGAACCATTCATCATAACGCAATGTCTGCAACGGGTGTAAGTGAGTCACACAAAGCAAATGATTACGCTTATGTGATTATCGGAATTGAACATGATGACTTAGTGACTCCTATCAATGGTAAGACCAAAGCTGCTATTACAATTCAGACAGAACGTATGCTGTATTTAGACACTACGACAAAATATAACAGTTCTTATGATACATCACATGAATGTGGTTATATGAATAGCTTAAGAACAAACGAAGGTGGTTGGCAAGACTGTGAAAGACGTATATGGTGCAATGAAGTGTACAAGAAATGCTTGCCTACTTATATTCAGAATATGATGAAGCAGGTCAAGAAAAAGACATCAGGAGGTAGCTCAAATGACTATGCGTTTTTACCATCTGAAATTGAAATTTTTGGCAGTACAACGTATTCTTTCGCAGGAGAGGGGAAACAATATCAGTATTTTAAAAATGCTACTGCCAATAGATATAAGAAACCACGTCATGGCAGTGACTATGTATCTGGCTACTATTGGGAGCGTTCGCCTTTCTCCAGCGGCAGCAATTCCTTCTGTCGTGTGAGCTTAGACGGGGGTGCGGGCACTGGCGATGCCAGTGACACTTTTGGCGTTGTCCCTTGCTTATGTATCTAAAATCCTAGCAAATCGTAAGGCGGTTAAAAAGATTTGCGACAATCGGGAAAGCAAATTAATGAATTATTTAGTTGAATAGCTAAGAACAGGAGGTACATATGGATAAAAAAGAAATTGCGAATATCTACAAAGCCATCAATCGAGTTTCAAACAGGCTGAATGAGATGTCTGAAAAGTTAGATATTGTGATGCAGATGCTTAATGCAGAATCTAATCGTAAAATTCTAATTAATAGTGATGGTATTGACGGTCTAGCTGAACTTGTATCAACGCATGATTCAGCTTTGGACGAACTGGCTACATTAGTTTCGAGCATTAGAGGTGAAAACAATGGTTAAATTTTATGAAGAACGAGTAATCAATGGGTTGAAAAAATGGACAGATGTTCCTGAGTTGTGGAATAAGAAGGTGATTGAAAGACTCCAAAAGGATGGCTATGTGCTGAATGAGGATGGGACAGTAACAGAATCAAAACCAGGAATAGTGAAATAAAATACGTGCAAGGGAGAAAATATGGAAATTAAAGGAATTGACGTATCATCTTATCAGAGTAAGCCAGACTGGGCGAAAGTATCGAATTCTGAAATTAAGTTTGCAATGTTGAGAATCCATCAAAAATCTGGAACTGATTCCTCTTTTGAGTATAACTACAAAGGATGCAAGTCAAATGGAATCCTTGTCGGCGGATATAAATACAGTTACGCTCTGACACCGGCACAGGCAATTGATGAAGCTGAGAGCGTAATTTCTGTTCTTAGCGGACGCGGAATGGACTTTCCAATCTTCTACGACCTTGAATGGAGTCAGCAGAGAAGCCTTGGAAAACAGGCGATTGAGAACATTGCAGTAGCATTTCTGACCAGAATCAAAAAAGCCGGTTATAAGGTCGGTATCTACTGCAATCTTGATTGGTACAATAACGTTCTGTCAGGTACCCTAAAAAAGTACGATTGCTGGATTGCTCGTTATCCGGCTAGTGATAATGGCTCTGTACAGGAAAGATTGCGTCCATCTGTTGGTGTAGGCTGGCAGTATTCCAGTAGAGGAAAAGTGTCCGGCATTAGTGGTAACGTTGACATGGATGTATTCTATAAGGATTACAAAGAGGAGGTTTCTGCAATGGATAAAGCTATTGAAAAAGTGATTCTCATTGCAAAAAATGAGATTGGATACCTTGAAAAGAAGAGCAATAGTCAGCTCAACAGTAAGACTGCAAACGCCGGTTCGAATAACTATACGAAGTACTGGCGAGACATTAAGCCATCATATCAAGGGCAACCTTGGTGCGCAGCATTCGTGAGTTGGTGTTTTATGGAAGCATTCGGACAGGAAAAAGCAAAAAAACTGTTGAAGCACTGGCCCTATGTTTACTGCCCAACACTTGGTAATCTGTTTACAAGGAACGCTAATCCAAAGATCGGTGATATTGTAATTTTTTATCATAATGGAACTTTCACCCATACCGGCATCGTAACGGCTGTAATCGGAGACAGGTTCTATACCATCGAGGGAAATACTTCTGGTGCGTCTGGAATTATTGCAAATGGCGGCGGTGTCTGCGCAAAGAGTTATCTTAACAGCCAGATGCCCGGAACTAAGTTCTGTACACCAGATTATAATATTGCATCTGATGCATCTGTACCCGCAAAATCTGAAAATGCATTGCCTAATACCGCACAAACAGGAGAGAAATATATGTTTAATCCAGAAACAGTAAAAGCAGGAGATAAAAACACATCTGTGCTTCTTTTACAGGAAATTTTGAGAGCCAGAGGTTTCAAGGGCAAAAATGGCAAAGTCCTGAAACTCACCTGGACAGCAGACACAAATACAATCTACGCCCTGAAAGCATATCAGGAATCCAGAAAAGAAATTCTGGAAGTAGACGGGATCTGTGGGCCTGCAACATGGAAAGACCTGATTGCAATCTAAAAAAAACTCCCGGGGCTAAGTTCCCCGGGAATCTTTTTATAAGCATATTTTGTATCATTTCGGAAGTTTTAGACTGTTATCGTTAGTCACACGTTAGTCACAAATAAAAATATTGTTTCCTAATATAATAGTGCTAAAAACACTGTATTTACAGGCATTTGCGCATTATTCTAAATTCTGTTTGTTAGTCATAATCAATAAAATTAAAATAATGAAAATGAAATGAAGGAAATCCTTGCAAAATCGCTGAAAACGTTGATTTTAATAGGGTTTCCGGCATTTCGATAATGATATTTCGGTTGTTTTAGAAAGATTAAAATGGGTTCCGTTAGTCACAGTTAGTCACAAATGGAACTTCTATCTTTTCTATTTCTGCCCGGAGTTCTTCCAGTGTCCTGTGTCCATACACCGCGTTTGTAATATCTCCACCAAAGGAGTGACCGAGCATTCGCTTCCGGTCGTTCTCCCGGACGCCGTATTTTTCGCACAGGGCGGAAAAGGTATGTCGGCAATCGTGCGGTGTGTGCTTCGGATTGCCGACTATCCCTAAACGTTCCAGTGTAGGATAGAACAATGCTTTTCTATAGTGCTGCTGAGTATATACGCATAGCTTCCCGTCTTGCGTCAGTACTTTCTGTTCGACAAAATGATATACAGCAGGATGTATCGGAACAATTCTGTTTTTACCGGCTTTTGTTTTGATGCCGCCTTGGAAGCATCTTTCTTCCAAGTTAGTTGTAAGTTTTAGTACTTCCCCGATTCTCCATCCAGAATAGCACATGATAAGAATGAGCTGCACTTCTGGATCGTCGGTATTGTTCCACAGTACTTGCAATTCCTGATCGGAAAATGGTGTCCCATGCTCTGTGTCATTATCGGCGTTGACATGGACATATAACGCCTTATTTTCCGTTACAATTTCTGAGTAGACTGCATATTTGTACATCTGCTTGAACAGAGTCAAAATAATCATCTGGCTTTCTTTTTTTAGCGTACAGTCGTCAATAACCTTTTGCATATCAGGAGCCTTTAAATCTTCGAATACGCGATCGTGCAGAGCAGTACAGTTTGTGTAAGCTGTCCGATATGCTTCCTTTGAACTGTATGACAGTTTTGTCCCCTCTGGGAACTTCCACGCATAAAACTGCTCATATACATCTGAGAACGTCAATTTCTTGATTTCCGGGTGTTTATCCTCTACGCCCTTGATTGTATTATAGTCGGCAATTAAGCGGCTTATAAGAGTATCTATGTCGGTTGTAGGGGATACCTCAAGAGTCCGTTCCATGCCGGGTTGATACGTGCCGGCTTTGTATGCTGTCAGGACAGTGAAGCCTTTTATCCAGTCGTCTACGTAGCAGATCGCCGGCGGACGTTTTAGTTTACCATTAGCACCCGGTGTAGCTGGTGGATGCACTGCGAAGCAGTTTCTCCGGTTCTTGCCAAGATACCGGATGCTGCCAAAATTATTCGGCAACTTTGGATATTTCTTTCTTTTCTTCGCCATTTTTATTCCTCTTTTCTTTATAGCTGTTTTTAGGTATAAAAATAACAGCCGAACAAATTTTCTGTCTTGTTCGACTGCTCCGAAGATGATATAATATGTTTGTCAGAATATTACATTTCTTCGGAGATGCATAAACGCCGTCCCGGTATGCCAATACCGGGCGGTTTTTTATTTAGCTTTCAGCGTTTTGTACGAGTCTTTCGAGTTCGTCTCTATCCCAGAGAAGTACTTGGTCTTTTTCTGCCAGTTGTTTCGCAGAACGGGTAAAATACCTATTGGTCAGAACCGCTGCAACGTGGCAATGATAGAACGTCTTTCCGGCAAATGCCTCCTGCACTGCTTTGTTCCCAATATTATTCGAATAACATTTGCACTGTATCCCATATCGGATTCCGGCCTTCTCTGCCAGTATATCAATCCCCTGATCACCACTTCCTTGTGTGACTTCTACATTATAAAAGCCATCATTGCGAAGCAGATCAGCGCAATAGTATTCGAAGTCGTGTCCTTCCATTGTATCATATACTGGGAGTTGTGGGATTTCCGGCTCTGGTTCGGAAACCAATTCTGGGAATGTCTCAGGTGTAAGTATAATCGGTTTTTCTTGACAGCTATACTGTTCCTCTTGAGAGTGATAATTATATTCTGGAATAACAGGGTCAACTAAACCATCGTTATCAGTTCCGTTAATATGTACGATTTCACTTAAAGTGGCAATTATCTTTGACAGCATTGCCGATAATGCAGCAATAATCAATGCTACGGGAATGAACATGATGATTCCCGCGAAGATTCCCGAGCCTACTTCGACAGGGCCTTGGGCGTTTCCACTTCTTAATCCAGAAACAGTGATGTACGTCATAAACAAAAACCACAAGGCTGTAAAGAATGCTGCGAGCTTATGTTTTTTGTAAAAATTAAATACGTGTTTCATATAGTCCTCTTAAAGTTTTACTTCGAATACCCGCCCGCATTTCTTGCATCTGAATGTTTGTTTGCCCTTTGGCTTTGTGTTGACAAGAGTAAAAGGATGCAGCGGATTTAAGTTAAGGGTTGTTTTCTGGTTGCCCGACAGATATTCAACGTCAGTGCTGCCGCATCCAAAACGTGGGCATTTGATTTTCTTGGCCATATTGTTATTCCTCCGTTTGATTATTCTTGCGTATCTTCGCTGTACATGGTGAAAGAATCATTGAGGCTTTCCCAGTCAGCCTTATTTTCTGCATAAGTTGTTACGGTCTCTTCACCGGTCGAGGAGTCTTTGACTGTGACCTTATAATCAACATCTTTTTCCTCTACCCCGTTTACCTGCTGATACACCGGAGCTGTAAACAGTGCGATGTATCCAATGAAGAGTTCAGATTGTGCTATATTAGTAGTAGCAAGATCAATTTCGAACTCAGTCATATCATTATTGTATGTGATATCCTCAACGTTTGGATAATTAGTATCGTCATCCAGGATATCTTTGATATAATCATCAAAATTGGATTTTACGGCCTTTTTCCATTCTTTTTGCTGCTTCTTTGTGAGAGTGTAGGTGGTAGAGCCATCCTCATTGACAACAGCTTCCTTTGCTTCTGGTACTGATGAAGTATCATCATCTTCTTCGAACCCGTAGCTTGGGACAGTAACGGTAACGTCCTTCCCGCCTGCCAGAACCGGAACAGAAGAAGTCAAAGTAAATGTAGCAGTCAGGAACATTGCGACAGCCTTTTTCTTATTCATAGAATCGTTCCTCCTAATAGCTTTATTCGCCACGCTTCGCACTTTCCATGCGGATTATGTATTTTGTACCGCTGATTTTGCAATATTATGTAAAGTACGGTTATTCGTGGTATTTTTATTTTATCATTTTAAGAGCATGTTGTAAAGATTTAGAACGAAATAGAGTGATTTAGATGAATAAGAAATGTTTTTTTCTATAAAATAGTGAGAGTTCATGTATATCATTGGCAGTTGCCAAGAGTCGGAATAGGTGGTATAATAGCAAGAGTGAACTAATGTTCGATTCTATTTCCCACAAGCCGGACATATACTGTAGTGTAAGTGGTAGTTGCGACAGGGAGGGTTATTTATGGATTATAAGAAAGAGATTATTGAGATGATAGAGAATACTGAAAATGAGGGCAAGTTAAAATTTGTCTATACAATTCTTATCAAATATCTAAAATCAAAGAAGCAAGGGGATTAACCCTTGCTCTTTTTGTTTAGTGATGAAACTATTTGTTTTATTGCTTTCTTATCTTCTTTATCGAGTGCTTTGTATTCCTCGATAAAATCTAAGATGTCAGGTTCTGACATAAGATTTCCAATTATGATTGCATAATCGTCATCGCTTTTAGAACCCATGAGGTATGTCGGTGTTACTTCCAAAACGCCACATAGAAGCTCAATGGTGTCCATATCTGGTTTACACTTATCTTTTTCCCAGTCGCTAATTGAATTATGCTTTGCATTGATTTTTTCTGCAAGTTGCTTCTGAGTCAGCTTCTTTGCCGTTCTGGCTTGCTTGATTTTCTCGCCAAATGTCATTATCGGTTCCTCCTTTCATGATTAATAATAATATAGAAATTTCGAACTGTCAATAAAATAATTTCGATTTTCTCGAAATTTCTTCTTGACATTCGGATAGTTCGAAGTTATACTGTAATTGTTCGATGAGAACGAAATTCAAACAGAAAGGAGAAATGAGAATGTGCGTTGGTAAAAAAATTAAGTCATACCTTGAGAACAACGGCATAACACAGACATTTGTCGCCAATAAAACTGGCATTCCTGTTCAGAAACTCAATCTTTCTCTCAATGGAAATCGCAGATTAGATTTCGATGAATACGAATTAATTTGCGGGGCGTTATCTGTTGGGACTGACAAGTTTCTTGAACCGAAAATTCCAGAGCAGAAAGGAGAATAAATGGACGCATTACAATTTAATAAAGCCGTCAGTCAACACTGCAAAGAATCTGGTGGAGACTGTTGCAAATGTGACCTTCGGCTTTACTGTTATCTATCGCCAAGTGAGCGACCAGATGAGTTAGTGAGCCTGGTTATTGATTTTTTGCATAACCACATTGAAAACCATGGTCATTATACCCATCACAGTGCGGCTTCATTTCCGTGTATTGATGATATGGACATGAGCACCGCAGTAGGCGGCGACCGTTATCAGAAACCTCATACTCTTCATAAACAGTCACATGCTTGTGAATCTTGTGGCAGTGATACAGTCGAGTGATTGTTTCAACCATATAATTCCCCTTTCGTTATACTCGGCATGTCGGTGCCTGTAAATGCATTATAGGTAGAGGGGAAAGGAAATACAATAGGTGATAAATAATGGGAGCAAATAATTTTACACATTTTACCGGAAAGAAATCTTCATTCAAAACTCAAAAGAGAAAGAAGAAAGCAAAGGTAAGAAAAATTCATAAAAACAAATATGAAAGGAGCATGAAATGAGCGAAGTCGATACTTACATCAAAGAAAATGCAGAAGTTCATCAGTTCGCCGCAGAGGTTGCGAGAATCATATCAGGCATTCCACAGATGCCAGAGTTCTCCTCGGAGAACATGAGCGTATCTGATGCAAGCAAGCTGATCGGACTTCCTGCAACATCAATCCGAGCAGGAATTGTATACGGATGGCTGCCGATCGGGACTGCTATCCAGAATAACAAGCCAGCAAAAAGCCTTTCCGGTGGTAGGATCACATACATCATAAGCCCTAGGAAAGTCTATGAAGTGACCGGACACGTCTGGAAAGGCAAAGAGGCTCTCAATAAGTGAGTGCCCCGGAGGGAGCTAGCACCTCCACCCCGGAGCTTTGCACCCACTAAAGTACCTTAGTGGATAGATACATTATAGTTCTCTATCTGCTAATTGTAAAGACAAATAAGAAAAAATAAGGAGAAATTAGCACGATATGAGTGAAGCTAGAAACGAAAATCAGCCAACATGGGCTGACATTGAAGTGGCACTTGCGACTGAAATCGTTGAGGAGAGCAAGAAGAAATCAAGAAGATGGTTTATCGCATGGATTGTAACAGCCGCTGCACTGGTAGCGAGCAACCTTGCGTGGATTGCAGGAGAAATGAAATAAAATGAAAGAGTATATGCTAATTGCTGTTTGTATGCTTGCCGGGAAATATGTGGATGTACCTATCTGGCTTAACATCTTTTTTGGCATATCGGCAACATGGGCAGCACGCCAGATGAAAGCAGACTGGCAGTAGAAATTAAGGAGGATAAGAAAATGTTCGAGAAAGAGATTGATGAAATTTACGAACTTTGTAAAAGAGTTGTGAATGAAGTTCCGGCAGCAAATGTCACCTTTGATTTTTCGGGCTACGGTTTGGAAGTAAGAGGGGTTAAAAGGAAAGAAGATGTTCTCATCCCCAAAGACAAATTTAAATGGGATTTATATCAGAATATATCTTTTAATCCATTTTCCGAGAAAGAAAGCCGTGAAAGCCTCAAAACAATCAAAACTTTCTTGCTGGAACTTCTGATAGATGGGAAGTGTCCAAATGAGTAAACAGATAGCAATTATGAAACTTCTTCCCAGTCTGGAGATAGTAGAATGTATTAATGAACTGCTCAGAGAGCTTCAATTCAGAGGCGATTACATTCTGGATTATGAGAACTGTGATATGTCTCTGGACCATGTGGAGTATCACAAGGCTGAAGATATCGACGGAGAGAAGTTTGGAGATGCTTCAGACAACCTGTATTGCTTTTTCAAGGCGGTGTAAGTATGGACGAACGCATTCAGGAAGTCTTGAGACTAATCGACATACAGCTTGCCACAGTCCCGGATAACCCCATTGAAGAATCATACAAGGCTAGAACATTGGCGGGCTACGTACAAGCCTTAAATGGGCTTTTAATAGCGCAGAAATCATATAAGGAGGAACAGAAATGACTGAATTTGAAATCCATATTCCAGCGAGGAAGAAACCAACAATAGCAGAAAAAGACGCAGCGGTAAAAGTAACAGGAGAAGTATACAATGCGCTGACAGAAATTTACAATGAAAGTACTTTATCAATGCGTCAAATTGCAAGTCTTCTGATTATCGAAGGCAGCAAGCATATCGTGTATGACAAAGCGGAGGTGTGAGCTATGGCAAACTTAATTGGAATCATGGGAGAGCCCGGAAGTGGTAAAAGCACATCTCTTCGCAATCTCAATCCAGAAGAAACTTATTACTGTGATTGCGATGGGAAGGGCCTGAATTGGAAAGGGTGGAGAGATCAGTATTCCGCTGATAAGAATAATTATGTAAAGACCAGTTTTCCGCAGACTATAATCAAATATCTTTTAAACATTGCAGAAAAAGCGCCACATATCCATTATTTCGTTGTTGATACCGTAAATAACTTAATGGTATCGGACGAAATGAGGAGATGCAAAGAGAAAGGCTATGACAAGTGGATGGACCTCGCATCGAGCATCTGGGACTTGGTGGATATTCCGTCAAAGCTCAGAGACGATTTAACAGTGATCCTGTTGTTTCACACGCAAACAGAAATGACTGACGCGGGTTATGAGTTTACCAGAATCAAAACCAATGGAAGAAAAACTGAGAAAAACAATATCGACAGTAAATTCAACTGGTTGCTCAGATCAATGAAACAAGAGAATACCTATTGTTTTTCAACCACTTCTCATAACGACACTGCAAGAACGCCACTGGGAGCATTTGAAGAGGAATATATTCCGAATGATATTACGAAGGTCATTGAAGTTATGAAGGAGTTTTGATGAGAGAACAAAACTGGTATGTATTTTTAATAGGCCGGTACGCCTATCGGATAAGATGCGAATCGCATTATATCCATCAATTATACCGTGATAAAGCAATTCGTGAGTACAGGAAATGTGCAAGTAAAGAAGAAGCCATTTCTATGTGCTATGACTATAATAAATATTTTAAAAGGAGATAAAAACATGGCGATTAAAAGATTTGGAGATTATGAAAAAACACAGGCTTATGGAGATTATGATGTACTTCCAAAAGGTGGTTACGTTGTAAAGATTCTTGGAGCCGAAGTTTGTAGTAATAGTGTAGGCCAGTATGTAAAAATCAGCTGCGATATCGTAGAAGGCGAATATGCAGGCTTCTACGCAAAAGAATATAAGGCTCAGCAGAATGAGGATAAGAAATGGCACTGCAATTATCTTCTGAATATCCCGAATGATGACGGATCAGAAAAAGATAACTGGACAAAAAGACGCTTCAAAACATTTACAGAAGCTCTTGAAGAATCCAATCCGGGATATCATTTTGACTGGGATGAGCAGAAGTTCAAAGGCAAAATTGCCGGCGGTCTTTTTAATGAAAGAGAATATGAAAAGAATGACGGAAGCATTGGAAGAGCTACCAATCTAGCATCCTTCTGCAAAGTTGATAAAATCCGTTCTGGCGATTATAGACTTCCAAAGGATAGGCTTTTAAGCAGCAATAATTCTTCACACGCTAATTCAGATGGGTTTATGAGTATTCCAGATGGAACCGATGAGGAGATGCCATTCAACTAATGGATATTTTTGATCAAAAAGAAGTCTTAAAGTCTTTCCAGATTCTTGTTGATTCCAGGGAGCAAGCAACCGAGCGAGCGGAGAAGCGGTATAAATCCTTTTCCGCTCCATATAGTCGAGCAACATTGGATTATGGTGATTACACCTACAATGCAGTATTGCCAGATGGTAGTTCGCTTTTTGACACATGTGAAACCATTAAACCATTCTGCGTGGTGGAACGAAAAATGAATTTAGATGAATTGGCTGCATGTTTTACCAGAGGGCGCGAGAGATTCCAAAGAGAGTTTGAGCGAGCACTAGATCGGAAATGTAGGGTTTATCTTGTTTGTGAAAATTCGAGCTGGGAGAACCTTTTGAACGGTAAATATCGAAGCAAATTCAACTCCAATGCGTTTTTAGCTTCCAGTGTTGCATGGATGGTCCGATACAATATGAATGTGGTTTTTTGCAAGGAAGAAACATCTGGGAGACTGATAAAAGAAATTTTATACAGAGATTTAAAAGAAAGACTTGAAAGGGGTGAGTTTGATGGTTATAAATTCGATTCAACTCACAGGTGATAGCAATGAGTGAATATCCGAGTATGTATGATGCAGCTATCGAATATGCTAAAAAAGGATTTGCTGTCTTCCCGTTAAAATACCGCGATAAAGTCCCGCTTACCAGAAATGGATGTAAAGATGCAACTACGGACGCGGCTCAGATAAAAGCCTGGTGGCAAAAATACCCAAACGCAAATATAGGTCTTGCGACTGGCTCAGTTAGCCAGAATGTATTTGTAATTGATTTGGACATTGATGAAGATCGCGGAATAGATGGATACCATTCACTTGAAGACTGGCAACGCGAACATGGAGATTTTCCAGAAACATGGACGGCTATCACAGGGCGCGGTGGATATCATTTATACTATCGCGGAAATGGCAGAATAAAGAACCGAGCCGGAATTATTGATGGTGTAGATATTCGTGGAAATGGCGGGTATGTAGTAGCTCCCCCATCAATACATAAGAACGGAAATCGGTACGAGTGGGAATATTCACCGGATGAATTTGAAATCGCAAAAGCTGACAACAATGTAGAATACTTCTTGAATCATGACGATCAGAAACAGGGCGCAGCTTTTACTATGCCGAATATTGTGGCAGCAGGGCAAAGAAATCAAATGCTTTTTCGTTTTGCATGTATGATGCAGGCGAAGGGGGCGTCGGATCAATCAGTGTTCGCAGCCACCATAGCTGAGAATGAAAGTTCCTGTTCACCTCCATTGTCTGAGCAGGAAGTCAAAGTCATTGTATCAAGCGCGACTAGATATGATAAAGGAAAGCCTATTCATATTGACTCAGAGGGGGTTGCAACGCAAGGATGGAGGGAGCCGGAGTTTGATTTTACAGAAAAAGGAACAATGATTCAGAGCATTAAGAACATGTGTGAAGCCATTGAGTATGACCCTGATTTGTATGGACATATTAAATATAACGAGTTATCATACGCGCCCTTTGTTTGCGGAAGCCTCCCGTGGGAACATGTAAACATGTACAGGGAATGGAGTAACAGTGATGACAGCAATTTGAAATCGTACATTGAATCAAAATACGGGCTAAAGAGTCTGGAGAAGATCATGGAAGCACTTAATATCGTGGCAAATAGAAACAGATTCAACCCTGTTGTTGATATGCTTACTGACATTCATAAGAATAAGTGGAATAAAAAGACAGGATATATCATCAAATTGCTTCCAGAATATCTGGGAGTGGAAGACACAGAATATTCCAGGGAGTGTATGAAACTGTTTATGTTAGGTGCGATCAGCAGGGCATTCCATCCGGGATGTAAGTTTGACTACATGCCAGTGCTGTACGGTTCACAGGGAATTGGAAAATCTACCTTTCTGAGACTTTTATCACTCAATAATGCATGGTATAACGACAACTTCAATACAGTCGAGGGCGACAAAGCCCCGGAAAAGCTGCGTGGTATGTGGATGGTGGAATTGGCAGAACTACTAGCAACCAAAAAAGCAAAAGAAGTCGAGAGCATCAAAGCATTTCTAACGTCCACAGTAGACACGTACAGGCCTCCATATGGCCGCAGGACGGAGCAGAGACCAAGAGTATGCGTATTTGCCGGGACAACTAACAATGACCGTTTTCTGACCGATAGAACAGGCAACAGACGATTCCTTCCGATAGTCACGAGAAAGGAGCACGTCCTGAAATCCATGTTTGATGATCCACAAGCCGTAGCGTCAGACTTTACAAATGCTTGGGGAGAAGCCATGGAGCTTTTCGAAAAGGCCGATAGAACGCCTAAATTAATTCTTCCGAAGAATTTACAGCAATATATAGAGGATAAACAGGAAGAATTCATGGAAGAGGATGTAAGGGTTGGAATTATCCAAGAATGGCTAGACCATACAGCAGAGCCACGTGTTTGCGTCGCAATGTTATATGAACAGGCGCTGGGCAACGAGGGCCGTAAGCCCACAAGGTTTGAGTCCAACGAAATTCACTCCATCATGCAGAACTGTATTGACGGATGGGAAAGGGAAAATGGTGGGAAACGGGTGAGATGTGGAAAGTATGGTCCACAGATATGCTACCAAAAAGTCAGAAAATTAAGTGAATTTGAAAAAATGTGTGAGTGTGAGATACCATTTGAATGATTTTAGTTACGGCTAGTTACACTTAGTTACACTCTGGAAACACCCTCAAACCCTTATAAATACTGGATTTTTTACTTAGTGTAACTAATGTAACTAATATTTTACTATAAAGTATATTTTAATAATTATATAAAAAGGTAATTATAGGAAAAATTAAATACTTATGTTACACGTTACACATCCAAGGGAGAAGAAATGGCAAGCGTAAAGAAAGAAGATATTCCAATGATGGCAATGTTTATGCCTAAATTATGGGAATTAATAAAAGAGTTTTATCTGGTTGAACTCACAGATGAATATTCAAAAGCGGCCTATGATCGCTGTATGGAATTGATAGAAATATATCCAGATCCATTAGCCAAAGAACTTGTTTTGGCATTTTGCAAATTTATTGATTCCAAACAAAGGGAGTTGAGAAAGAATGTACAACACGAAAAATAGATACGAACAGGGACAGGCTCTCAGGAAAGAAATTTATATGTATATCGTCAGTTATATTAAACTGGTTGGATACGCACCGTCAATTACAGAGATTTCTGAAAAGGTGGATGCCGGGAGAGCTACGGTCTGGAAACATATTAATCAGTTGATTGATGATAACCTGCTCAAGACAAACCATCCCAGTACCGACAGGGCATATACTCCGGTTGGGTACGGAATAAGAAAGACAAGCAAGGAGACGAAATGAAACTGTATGATGTATACGACGGTTCAAAGTATATCGGGGAGCTGACGCTTGCTGAAATATCAGAATTGACAGGAAAGACAAGAAGCCAGATATCGCAGGCAATCAGCGGGGCATATAGCATTAACGGAAGATATGCGGTCATATATGATGGGCAACAAACAATCGCATACTCAAACAAGAATGATCGCAGGATGTTGATGGAATTTGACATTCTGACTCAGAAGATAAGGAGGGCTGTTGGATGGGAAAACTAAAAAAGAGTGGAGGTCTAACACAATGAATAAAATGCGTGAATATGAACGAGGCAGGGAAGACGGGCTTGACCTTGCCAGACGAATTGTCAAGCAGGGCGGGATTGAAGCCCTCGAACAGGAATGCAAGTTCCGGGGTGCGACCGGGATACATACCTCTCTGGCAGTAAAAGACCTTGATAAAGCATCAGAAAAGATAAAAGAGGTTATAGCGGATTCATTCGTAATATTGTCAATCGCCGTTCTGCATGATGATTTCGGTTTTGGTGAGAAACGCTGTCAGAGATTTAGAAATGGACTTGACCGGGCTACTGATTATATCAATGACGGTCTGGCAGAATGGATTGATTATGTAGACGCTATTAAAGAAGAGTTAGGGATTGTATTAAAGAATCCCGGAGAATAACGGACAGGTAGCGTTTGGATAAAGCGATCATGGAGGGCTGCACAATAGCGTGTCAGTTACTTACATGGGGAAAGGGAATAAGAAAAATGAGAGATAAAGAACGCATTTTGATGATTATTATTTCAAGGATCATACCGGGACTGACTTCTTGTACGGCAAAGAAAGAAGATTATATTCGACCGTTTATATTTAACACGCATGAATTAAAAGCCGGTGATCTAGTTATGACGAATACTACTATTTTCCCGAATGAATTTATGGTCGGTTTCGTGCATGAGGTAAAAAGTGATTGCGTCGTTATCCGGGAAATAGGCTCTAAAAAGTTGTGCAATTATTATAACGAAACTTTTTCGGTCATTAACAAGGAAAAACTGGGGTACGAAATTCTTGAAGGTGTGCAGTATAAAACGTATCAGAAAGTTTTGAAGGCATTTTCAAAATACACAAGCTATTCAACCAGATTTCGAAGTATAGAATTTTCTGGTAATACTTGCACGGTAACAAGCAGGATAATGTTCAAGAACGACAAAAACGGCGAAATTTCTTTCGAGTACAACCAGAAGACGAAAATTTCCGATATAGGTAAATTGTTGGAAAAAGCCGGGTTATAATACGAAAACGGGGAAAGTGAGGATGGAAATGAAAAATAATAATTACACTTCATTTTTCAAAACGAAACCAAAAAAAGTAGAGAGATACATCCGTTGCAGAAAATGTGGTGGAAATATAGAATGGGTTGAATACTATCCGCCGGAAATCAAATGTCCGAAGTGCGGATATACGGTATATCCTAAGCCTTATGAACCTAACTGCAATGAGATTGAGAATTACAAGGAGGACTAAATGGGAAGATGTAAATTAGAATGCCCGGATGGTGAAACAGAGTGCTGCATCTGCTGTACGAAACAGGATTCTTGCCAGTACAGATGTGATGATATGGACAGTTATGAATATGCGGAGGAGTGCGAAGAATATATCGCAGAGGGAGAAAATAATGAATAAATATTTTGCATTAGTTTTAGGCATTGCAAATGCTGGATGCATTGTTGTGAATATAATCAATCAGAAGTGGGATGTTATGACACTTAATATTATAGCATGCGTGTTATGTTTTGGTAATTTTATGGCGAGCGATTGAAAGGAGAGACGAAAAAATGGGAAGACTGATTGATGCAGACGAATTAATTAAATACATCAAAATTTGGGAAATTGGCACAAGTATTAGTTCTGATCAGAAAGAGTTTATTGATTGCGTCAATAATCAGCCGACAGCTTTTGATGTGAATAAGGTTGTTGAGCAGTTGGAAATGTTAATCGAAGATAAAGTTTCAGAATCGGGCGACGATTGGTATACAGCCCAATGCCTGAATGAAGCAGTTGAAATTGTGAAAGGTGGTAAAACAAATGAGAGAAATTCTTTTCAGGGCAAAGCGGGTTGGAGACGATGAATGGGTTGAGGGATATTATCAGAAAAGACATAACTTTTTAGGAAATGAAGAACATTTAATCTTCCATGTAGATAGTCATACGGTATGGGAATACACGGAAATTAATCCAAAAACCCTCTGCCAGTTCACAGGACTTTACGATAAGAATGGGAAGAAAATTTGGGAAAATGATATTCTGATGGCGCACTTGGACGAATCCTACCCAGAGGATGCGACATATGAAACTGTTGAATGGGGCATTGCAGGTTGGGCAGTACATGAAACCGGTAGCGTAGATAGAGAATATCTCGATGAGTTTGATCTTGAACATTATGAAGTAGTTGGAAATATTTTCGACAATAAAGAATTATTACAGGAGGAACATAAATGAGTAGTGCAAGCGCAAGATTCGGAACAAAAGCATATGTATGTGCAAGATACTTTCTTAGACCGGGAAAGTGTTTCAAATACATCGACCAGCGCGGTGAAGATGCCACAGAACGCGTCTATGAGGTCATGGCATTATATCCGTACTGCGTCCTGCTAAGAGATACTAGAAACGGGGTCAGGACTTGTCCGGGGTACAATACTTTGAGCCTGATGCTGAGAGGAAGTGAAACATATGAGTAAAATGGTGTCCATTTATGGACTTACCAGAAAAAGATGATGGAGATTATCCAGCTAATATGTCTGATGCTAGCTTTGTGGAGGGCTGGAACCAGTGCATTGATGAGATTACAGGAGGTGAAGTAGATGATTGATCTGACAAATAAATGCGTATTAGTCAGAACACATGCAGAATATGAAAATATTCTGAAAGCAGCAAAGAAACAAGGATATAGATGGTACGGTGGAAAAGAAGCGTATCCATATCCTTTTGAAAAACAGCAGATCCCGGATATATTAAAGTTCTATAGCGATAAAGGACTAACAAGAAATGCCAGCCTTGAACCGGGATATGAATTAGTAGAAGCATCAGACGTAACTGAATATGAGAAGAAGCTCAAAGATGCTATAAGCCTTGTCAGAACATTAACTAAATACTCAGACAGAACAGCATTGACGAACTCATTTATTAAGTCCTTGAAGCTACTTGCAGATACCGTAGAAAGCCAGATGGAAGAGGTGAAGTAGATGAAGAGATTAACAAAAAGATACATTGATGAAGATAATGGGAGAGAAAGTGATTGCATAGAGTACGAGAAAAATTTCGTAATCTTATCGTCAATGATAAATACATTTTTCACCGTGAAAAAGTTGGAGAAGATGAAGAAATGAATAACAAACCTAAACCAGACATAACGCCAAATCTTGCTATATCAGCATACCGCGTACTACAGCAATATTGTACTGGACAGCCAGCGGATTGCAAAGGCTGCGGATTCTACGAACACTGTCCAGAATGTTTTCAAGGCATACCATGTGACTGGAACTTGAGTGAAGAAGGTGAAATAAATGAAGTTAAGGAAGGCAACACTGATTGACTACGGAATACCGCCGGACGATATACCGACATTACAAAGTCACTTGCGGAATCTTAGCGAAAGCGATAAATACAATCTGTTACAGGTATCTATCAAATATGCGCCCGGTATTGAATCACAAATTTATGACAGTATCGTGAACAGCATCGGCTATCGAACAATGGAGAAAATCAGGACGGTTCCTGCAACAGAAAACGACTTCTACGGATACAAACGCAAGGTCATGGCGGAATATTATCATCTGGCCAAATTGATTGGTAGACTTTAAAAAAACTTAAAAAATTATAAAAGTGGTAGAGAGCTATGTACGCCCTAGTATGGTATTATAGTATATATAACTATAGCTATACTAGGGTGTTTTTATGTCTGGAGGTGAGAACGTGGGAAAACAGGTAGGAAGACCACCAATATATAAGACAGTGAACGAAATTGAAGAAAAAATTGATGCCTATTTCAAAGAATGCGAAGGCGAAATATTAAAAGATGATAATGGAAAAACTGTATTGAATAAATTTGGAAATCCGGTGATTATTAATCGAAAGCCTCCAACAGTAACTGGTTTAGCTCTCGCATTAGGATTTACAAGCAGATTGGATTTATTAAGATATCAAGGAAAAGAGGAATTTTGTAACACGATAACGCGCGCGAAGAGTATGGTAGAACAGTACGCAGAGGAAAGGCTATTTGATCGTGACGGTTCAAATGGTGCACAGTTTAGTTTAAGAAACAACTTTAAAGGATGGGATGCTGACAAGAAAAATGATAATTCTGGAGATGGAAAGATTACCATTGTAAATAATATTCCAAGGCCGGAGAAACAGAATGAATGAGAATCCGATTAATCTGAATGAAATTATAGCTCCTGCCTTTTATAATGTGTTCTGGGACATTTTGGACGGAAAACACACCTATTATGATTTGTATGGTGGGCGTGGATCTACTAAATCATCTTTTGTAGGTGTCATGATTCCTTTCCTGATGATGCAGGACGCAGAGAACAGCATAATGTCAAATGCTGTTATTTTCCGTAAAGTTGGAAACACACTTCGAGAATCCGTTTATGAACAGATAGCATGGGGAATTGATGCACTTGGCGTCAATGATTTGTGGGACACCAGCGTAAGCCCTATGCAATACACTTATAAGCCTACTGGACAGAAAATCATATTCAGAGGACTGGACAAGGCAAAAAAGACTAAATCTATTAAAGCAAGTAAGGGATATTTTAAGTATCTCTGGTTCGAGGAACTTGACGAATTTTCGGGCATTGAAGAAATTCGTACAGTGCAGCAGTCAGTCCTTCGAGGTGGTAGTAAGTTTGTTGTATTTAAGACATTCAATCCGCCAATTAGCCGGAGCAACTGGGCGAATGTGTATGTAGAAGAACCACGAGATGACAGCTACAGGCACAAGAGTGATTACAGATCAGTTCCTGTTGAATGGCTTGGACAGCAATTTATTGATGATGCGGAGCATTTAAAAAAGACAAATCCAAGAGCCTATCAGCATGAATATCTTGGATTACCTGTCGGACTCGGCACAAATATCTTTGAGTTGTTGGAAATCCGAACGATTCCAGACGAAGAAATTCAGAAGTATCAAAGTGTCTATCAGGGACAAGACTGGGGATGGTACCCGGATCCCAAAGCGTTTATTCGTGTGGCTTATGTACCTAATCAGGACAAAGTTATCCTGCTGGATGAGCTTGGTGGATGTAAAATTCGAAATACAGCAATGGCTGGCCAGATAAAACAAAAGGGATATGATGATTATTCAATATCTTGCGGAGTTGATGAAGAAGAAAGTATTATTGACTTCCGAGATGCAGGACTTCCAGCACGTAGAGCCATTGTTACGCCGGGAAGCCGCAAATATACTTTTGAGTGGTTACAGTGCCGAACATTAGTCATTGATCCGGCACGAACGCCTAGAGCATACAAGGAAATTATCAATTACGAACATGAAGTAGATAGCAATGGAGAAGTTATCGCAGATTATCCAGATGGTAACGATCACTGGATAGATTCTCTCAGGTATGCGACAAGTCCATTGTCGATGAGAAGAGGACATAGTGCATAATGGGACTAATAACAACACTAAAAAGGTGGTTTAACATGATATTCAAAAAACAAGCCGAAGAGGATTTCAACATCCAGGCAGCAGAATTCCCGGAGATGGAATCACTGATTAACCGGTGTGCGAACATTTACAGGGGTGCGCCGGAATGGCTAGACGATAAGAATAATATCAAGACGATTAATTTCGCAAAATCTGTCTGCTCAGAGACAGCACGGCTTACAACACTGGCGATTGGCATTCAGATAGATGGCTCTGCAAGGGCTACGTGGCTACAGGGGCAGATTGATAAAGTGTATTTCCAGATCCGGCACTGGGTGGAATATGGTTGCGCTTATGGAACGGTATTCATTAAGCCGAATGGCGAGAGCCTTGACGTATTCACTCCGGCAGATGTGATGATTGTGGATTATAATAATCAGGAAATTAAGGGAATCATATTTAAAGATTCTTATACTGTTGGAAGAAAATACTACACAAGGCTTGAATATCATCGTTTTGTTGAGACTGTAATAGATGGCGTGACAACTTATCCGTATTATGTTTCAAACAGAGCCTATGTATCAAAATCTCCTCAGAGCATCGGAGACAAGATTGACCTTAAACAGACCAAATGGGCCGACCTCATGGCAGATACACCGCCGATTCTCAAAGCAAACGGTGAGAAGCTGGACGGACCTCTGTACGGAGTACTACGGACACCGCAAGCGAATAATGTGGACATCAGCACACCACTTGGACTTCCGATTTTTGCTGAAGCTATCGAAGAGCTGAAAGACCTTGACATTGCATACAGCCGTAATGCCGGAGAGATTTTTGATTCTCAGAAGATTGTTCTGGCAGATGATAGACTGCTGATGCCAAGTGGTACACCTGTATCAGCTATGTCACCACAGGGCATGGAGAACAGACGCAATGAGATGAGATTACCGCACTTTGTCAAGAACGTATTTGGCGAAGGACAGGATACGTTCTATCAAGAAATCAATCCACAACTCAACACAGATACCCGTATAAGCGGCATAAATGCCCTTTTAAGCCAGTTGGGGTACAAGATTGGATTCTCTAACGGGTACTTTGTTTTCAACGAATCTAGCGGTATTCAGACGGCTACAGGAGTAGAAGCAGAACAACAGAGGACAGTACAGTTCATCAAAGATGTTCGAGACAAACTGGAATCCTGTCTGGACGAAGTTATCTACGCATTGAACGTTTACGCTGACCTG